CTTAACCAGTTAGGAATTAATAACGTTCAAGCTAGCGATATTAGCTTGTGGGCGGTACAGTACGGTCGGGAAAACTTTGGTTTTAGTGATCAACAATTACAGTATTACAATCTGAACTTGTTGAGTGCTCCTCAGGACTGGATACTGTCTTTAGACGTTTTCGAGCACATGCCTCAAGGGGAACTCGAGCGCTGCTTATCTCTTATCGAGCGTAACCCTCCACGTAAGGGGGTAATAACTCGAATTCCTGTAAGCGCTTTTGAAGGGCGAGATTTCATTCTTGATGTTAGCAAGAACGATCGCACTCACGTTAGCGTTCACTGTAAGCTCTGGTGGGATTCTTTATTTCACCAGCACGGTCTTTACTTCATTAAATCTTTTAGTGAAAGCAACATTTATGAGAGTGATGGAGTTCTGGCCAGGCATTATGGAGGTAAGAAATGGAGTCAGTAGTCATCTTGGCAGGTGGTAAAGGAACCCGTTTAGGAACTGAAAGCACGCCTAAGGCGTTATTAAACGTTAACGGCCAAACTTTACTTGACTTCCAACTTGCTTGGGCGAGAAGAGAAGGATTTAAGAGGGTTTTTGTCGTTATAGGGCATAAGAAAGAGTGTTTTGAGAACTTAGATCTGGGAGATGACGTGTTCTTTATTAAAGAAGAGGTGTGCACGGGAACGGCAGCGGCGGTTAAGCTGGCTAGTCGACAGTTCAGTTCTGGAGAGACTTTTTGGGTTTGTAATGTTGATGACTTGACTGACATTAATGTTGGGAGCACTTTTGCCGAGTACGTTGAGGATTTCATGCCAGTAGTCAAGCCATTACCGTACAGTATCGTTTTTGAGGGGAGGTTCAGTCCTCAAGAGACAAGTTACCAGCATATAGGTCATACAGTGATGACTGTTGATTTCGCCAGGGCGCTGCCTGATTATGGGAGTTATGAGAGCTGTCTCGCAGGTAAGAACTTAACCTTTCACATTCATAAAGGTTTATGGGTCACGGTTAATGATGGTGTCCAGTTGGAACTGGCGAGGAGGATGTTATGTTAGACAAGTTAGGTATGTTATCTAAAGATGATGCTATACAAGTTATGGATCACTATTTCGTGGTGGAGAGCGGGTTGTGTAGCATGCGTCACCAGCAAGCGTTACAACTCTCTCGTATTAGGAGGGCTAATGAGAAGGAGAAGTTTGATTTGATAATGAGGAGTAAGGAATGAGAGTCACGATTCATATTGCGTCAAGGGATAGAACTAGTGAGTTGGCAATTAACTTACACAGTCTGAGAAAGCAATCTTTTCAGGATTTTGACGTGTTCATCTTGGATAACGCTTATGGCACGCCGCTAGTTCAAGGGAGCAAGTTTTTTCAGGACATTGTTGGCAGGTTGAGGGAGGAAGGTCACGGAGTTAAGATAATTCGTGATGACGTGAGTAATGGGGTGTGTAGGGCAAGGCAGAGAATGATTGATGAAGATCCTTGGCCTGAGAATGAGTTCGTTTTACGCTTGGATGATGACGTCGTTCTAGAGCCTGACTACATTGAGCGGTTGGTCAAGTGCATGGGGGATGGTGTTGGGATCACTAGTGGTGTAACTCCTAATTTTAGCGGTCCTGACTTTCGTAGGGAGACACGTTTTGCCAGTCCCGTGATTAATAAGATCGTTCTGGATGCCGAGGGTAACGTGAGGGATTATCATGATGATTGCGGTTTCTTGTACGTGGAGAGCACGGTTTTGCCTGCTCACCAGTTCAGGAGTAATGCATTGATGCGTAGAAAAATGTTTGGTGAAGACGTGAGTTACCCTATAGGTTATAGTCCTGTTGGTTTTAGAGAAGAGTTAGTCATTAGTGTTAAGGCTTTACTGGCGGGTTGGAAGATTCGTGTTGATACTGGCGCGGTTGCTTGGCACGCTCCTTGCCCGAGTGGGGGTTGCCGCTGGCCTAACTATTCAGAACTGGTGGTGAGGGATCACGAGTTGTGTTTGGCTTGGGTTAAGAGAGTGTCTGATCGTTTAAGGGGGTTTTTGGAATGATAAACTTTTTCGGTAACGTGTTGGGGGATTCGGGTTACGAGGTGCATGCTAGAGAGTTGCTTCTTGCCACTAGTCGATTAACTAGTGTGGCTTGTGAGACTTTTTTACCTGTGGGTTGGGAGCACTCGCCTAATGCCTCTCCTGAACTGATTTCTGTACTGAAAAAAGTTCCTGAGGAGCGAGGTGTTCTCGTGGCTATAGCTCAGCCACCTTACTGGCCTAGACTCCTTAGTAGAGGGCACGAGAAGTTCTTTGGATTTCTAGTTTTTGAAGGGGATAAAATTCCTGCGAGCTGGGCATTGAACTGCAATGATGAACGAGTGAGCAAGGTTCTCGTTCCTAGCCGGCACGTTTGGAATGCAGCGCTAAAAGGGGGGGTGAAAGAAGAGAAGTTATTCTTGCTGCCTCACGGGGTTGACACTAAACTATTCAACACTCAAAGGGGGATTCCCGAGGAGTTGAAGTCTTTGAAAAGTACGGATTTCACGTTCTTATTCAGTAAAGGATGGGTTAATGGAATGAATGATAGAAGTGGTCTTGCACAGTTAATTATTGCGTTCAATGAAGAGTTTAAGGACGAGCCTGTGAGGCTTCTCGCTCACGTCAACACGGTTTACTGCCCTCCAGGATGGAGTGTGGATCGTGAACTCGTGAAGTGTGGAATTAGTTCGAATCCTAAAGTGGTGTTGTTCATGGATAGGATTCCTAGGCAGTTCATGCATGGCTTGTACAAGTTATGTGACGTGTTCGTGATGCCAAGTAAAAGTGAAGGTTTTGGCCTTCCAGCATTGGAGGCGTTGCATTGTGGAAGGCCAGTGATAACTACTAGTTATGGTGGTCAGACGGATTTCGTCACGGGGGAGAATGGCTGGATTGTTGGAGGGGAGGTCATTCCCGCTTTTGGGGATTTCAGTTATGAGGGTGTTAAGTGGCTCGAGCCAAGTGTTTCCGAGCTTAGAAGTGCGTTAAGAACTGCATTCAAGAGTAAAGGGAAAAAGTGTGGGGGGAGTTTTAAGGAATTAACTTGGGAGAACTCCGCAAAAAAGCTAGTGGCACTAGTTCAAGATTTAGAATAGAAGGGGAAAGTATTAAAAAAGAAAAGCTCTTCCAGTCATGGAATGCCCGTTCTAAGAGACCTATTTAGAAAGAAAGAGTCAAGAAATCCATTATACATTCTAAACAATTCAAAGACGAACATTGAAGAAAGCAAAAGCAAAGTTCTAAAAAACACGAAGTTATACCCCTCAAACATAGGTGAAGAGCACCCCACAGACTTCAAAAGCTTAGAGAAATGGTATAATGACGATCCTTTCGTTCATGGAATGATTGAAAAACACGTGGACTTCATAACTGGAGGGGGGTTCTTCATAAGAAGTAAAGACTCTCGAGTGAAAGAAGTACTGAACATGTTTCTTTATGACTTTCAGTTTCAGACCGTTCTCAATGAGTGGGTCAGAAGGGCATTAAGTCACAACGGGTATATTGAGATAAGTGGAATGGAGAATGCCGTCCCGACAGGTCTGAAGGTTCTTGATGGAAAAGGAGTGTTCATTAAAAGAGATGAGAAAGGAGAGCTCATTGAGTATAATCAATGGCTTGGAATTCTAGGTGGGTCTCCAGTAAGTTTCAAACCTCATGAGATCGCGCACTTGTCATTTAACAAAAGTGGAGATTGCCCTTACGGTCACGGGATCATACACCCTCTAGTTTACGCATTGAAAAAGAAGACTTTGCTAATAAACGACATGGCAACTCTTATGAAGCGTAAAGCCAACGATCCATACATAATAACTGTTGGAGATAGAGAGAAAGGAATAATTCCTGACGCGTCACAAGTTGACGCGATAATTGAAAAGTTAGAATATCTTGATAACCGTCACGAATGGGTTTTTGACGCGTACACGGATGTTAAGAGCTTGTCTTTTGGCAGTCTTGGTGACAAGTTCACCTCGCCGCTAGAATTGATCAATCAAGAACTGTTATTTGGAAGTCAAGTTCCTGCAGTCTTGATGGGTTTGGCTAATGTTCCTGAAGGCTTGGCAGGAGAGCAAATGAAGGCATGGCTTTTCCGAATAAGAAGTTTACAAGAAGAAATTGAAAGAGTTGTGGAAGAGAAGATACTCAAAAGAGTTCTTATCGCCAATGGCTTACCCACTAATGATGTGGAGTTCGAGTGGGGGTTGCCAACACCAGAAGATAAGCGTGAAGAATCCGCAGCACTTCTCGCAATACTAGACCAGTATTCTAAAGGAAACTTAAGTGATGCAACTAGAAAAGATGTTGAGAAACGTTTAAGAGAAGTGTTAGGTTTTGAAGAGCTGCCCCCTGAAATGATTGATGAGCTTAAAGAACCACAACCGTTTTTCCCACCTCAAAACCTGAAAAGGCCCTTTGAAGGGATTTATGAAAGTGTTGACCTTGATGAGATTGATAATGCTCCATTGAGAGAGTATCTTGGTTTTAACTATCAGAACTATCTTGAAAAGATATTTGCGTTCATTAAGAGTGAGGAGTTCGAGAGTAGAGAGTTCATAAGTTTCACCTTAGATGGCGAGAGATGGACTGAGATAGTGCAGAGGTATGATTTGAAAGAGGCATTAGGTGTGGAGAAGCTGGGTAGGTTAAGAGAGGTGCTTATAGACTCTTTGCAGAATGGAGAGAGCGTGTCTAAGATCGCTCGAAAGATAGAGGAGAACGTGCGTCCAGGAGACATGACTGTTGACGTTCCTGAGGTCACGGATAGTGAAGGGAACACTGTTAGGAAAGCGCACGTGAAGACTTTCACTGAGCGTTCTCGAAGCTTGAATATCGCTCGTACGGAAAGCACAAGAGTTGCGAACCAAGGGGCATTAAGAAGTTATGAGGAGTTAGGCGCGGGGAAGGTCATGTGGATTGCGGGCTTGGGGGACAGAACTTGTCCTTACTGTAATTCACAAAACGGAAGTATTCTCTCGTTAACTGAAGCGAATGAACGAATTCCGAGTCATAATAAGTGCCGTTGTGGATGGGCGCCAATACGAGAATAAAGGTTAACAATGAATGAGAAAACATTAAAAACACAGGATAGAATGTGTTGTTTTAAGTGTGAAAAAGAAGTACTACCCTTATTTGGAGTGATAGGCCAGTTATACTGTGGACTGTGTGCTCCACTAGTCGTGAACGCTTTCCAAAAAAGGAAGATAGACCAAGAAAACATGGTAATTGAAGCAGCAGCAGAAATAATAAAGAATCGTAACAAATGATAAAACAATCACCTTTAACAAACCAAGCATTCAGTTTTGACCCAAGAATGCATGAAGATATTGATATAGAAGTTCACACGGGAGATAACACTAGAGATCAGAAAGACCGTTTTAGCTTAACAGGAAAGAATCCTTTAATGAATGGAGTTTCTAACCGTTTTCAAATGACTCGTGCAGGACGTGAAGGATTAAGATTTAATGGAGTTACTGCACGGGGGATGAATTCCTCAACACACACGCAAGTTCAGAGAAGAGAATTCATAACTTTTGAGAGAGATTAAGTAAAAAGAAATTACTACTACTTCTACTACAAGAAATAATTGGAGGAATCCTAATGCCATTTGGAAAGTATAAAGACATGAAACATTGTGTTTCAATGAATCAAGATAAAGAAAAACCTGAAGCGTATTGTGCGGCAATGATGAAGAAAGTGGAAGGTGAACAAGTGAAGCGTGATGAGAAAGGTAGAATTATTGTCGCGGAAAACGTGAAGATAACTTTTGACGGGGTAATAACTGAGAAGGTAGAGGTGACTGATGGCTCTAAAGATTAAAGGCACCGCCATAGAAGAAGGGGTTAGTAGAAACCAGATCAGGTACACTAAAGAAGAACTTGAGAAAAGCCATCACTCTCTTAAGGGTAGACCGATGCTTAAAGATCATGAGAGTAAAGTAGATAACATTGTTGGAAAAGTACTTGAAAGCACAGGCGTTTTCGAGGATGGGAAGTACAAGATCAAGTTCGAGAGCGTCGTGAGTGACGCACGAGTGGAAGCGTTGATAAATTCTGGTCTTTTGGAAACCGTGAGTGTTGGCGCCACGGCAGCGAGAATAGTAAAAGAGAATGATGATGATGAGGTCATGATTGCAGAAGGACTGGAGTACTTGGAGTTGAGCTTCACCCCCACTCCTGGAATTGCGGGTGCAACTTTCAAGCCTGCACAGAACAGTATTAAGTCGGAGGAGAACGAGATGGATAAGGAAAAGAAAGAAGAAGAAAAAAAAGAGGAAGCTGAAGAGGAGACTTCAGAAATGTTAAAAGCGGAACTTTCAAGAATTCAAGAAGAAATATCAAGATTGAAAATTGAGAAAGCAAAAGCAGAACTAGAATCTTTGAAAGAAAAAAAGAAGAACAATATCAGTGAGACTAAAGGAGTTATAACTCCTGCAAGAGTCACTAATGACAAGTACGTTATTTTCAAGGAGAATAATGAAACCCACATCATGGCAAGAACAGATGATAAGGGTAAGATAATTTATTAGGAGGAAAAAGAAATGGCAGTAAACCCAGTAGGATTCGTACAAGCACTCGATTTTGGAATTCCACATTTCGTCACGGCAAAAGCAAATGACGTGGTTAGTGGAGGTCAATTCCTTTATGCAGTATCAGGAACGGCAAGCAGTATAAGCAGTGGCCTGAACAGTTTAGTATTTGCAGATTTACAAGTTAACCAGCCAGCAAGTGGAACTTTATGGCCTGTTGGTGTAGCAGTACACAACGCGGGAAGTGCCACAGCAGTGTCTGTGTGCACAAAAGGATTCATCCTTGCAGGAGCAGATGGAACTTGCACTCCTGGAAACTTTGTGGATGCAAAGAATGGAGCGCATTGCGTGAGTGATCTTGGAAGCAACGCAACACTATCAACAGCTAACGCTGCAAGAGTGGTTGGAAGAGCATGGACAAGTGCGGGAAGCGCAGGATACTGTTTAGTTAATCTAAACTTGTAATAGGAGGAAATGAAATGTCACAAGAACTAATTCAAGAAAAACTGATAAGAGAAGACCTAAGAACTGGTATTGGAACAGAAGGAAGCCTCCTGATCCCAGATCAGATTCACGGCACGCTCTTGCCAGAATACGAAAAAGCATTATTACCTAGAGAGATGGCAGCGCTGTATATCGGCCCTGGAATGATTAAAGGTAGTGATTACAACATTAATTTAGAGACTGTTAATGTCATGGATGTCAGGCAGGTTGGAGAGGGGTCAGAGATTCCTTTGGAAACTCCTGAGTACAGCAACGTTAATATTAAGCCTTTAAAGTATGGTTTGAGAATAAATATTACTTCTGAGATGGAGGAAGACTCTCAATTCGCATTACTTCCAAGAGCAGTCGTTATTGCCGCTTTGCGTTTTGCAGAGAACGAGAATAGCTTGGTCATTACCGCTCTTGATGGCGCTGCAAACACGGTTTCTGGAGGGTCAGCGGTTACTTTGGCTAACGCCACTAGGGCAATACAGTACTTAGAAGACTCGGATGCTGTTTCGACAGACTGGATTGTTGGTGCTGAGGTTGCTAAAGACTTAAGAGATATTAATAGCTTGTTTGAAGCGGATCGTAGTGGTGGGAATAGTGTTCTTAACTCTTCATTTGTCACTTCAATTTATGGCATGAGAGTTTGGAAGGTGTCATCAAATGCTGGAATGACTGCTACTAGTAGTTACGTGATTGATAGGAAACACGCTTACGCTATTGCTGAGAAGAGAGCTTTGACAGTTAGAGATTATGACTTGGCAACACATGACTTGAGAGGAGTTGCTTTAACTCATAGGATCGCGATTGCTTTGTTAAGAAGCACTGCTGTTGCTAAAATAACATCATCTTAGAGAGGTTTGAACGATGAGGGATGGATTTACTACAGATGAATTGAAGGTTGTTGACATTTCAGCTACTGGAAGTGGGACTTTTGCTTTGCTTAGTGGCGCGACCACTGCTGTTGGTGCGGGGGAGATTGGTAATGCCGAGCTTGCCGCTAGCGCGTGTAGTGGTAATAAGGTTGACGTGACTTTCCCAACAGCTTACACTGGGAGCCCTTTCGCTGGTGGTAACACTGCGCAGTTCGGTACTGGTACTCTTGGTGCGGGAAGTAGTGTCTGGGTTGTTTTCGGCAAGGCTTTTGCTGGAACCCCACAGGTTGTCGTAACACACAATGATGACGCGACTACGGGTATTTGGGTTGCGAGCGGTACTAGAGGTGTTGGTAGCTTTCAAGCGGCTGGAGTGACTGCAAGCAAGGCTTTTAGCTGGATTGCTTTAGGTAGCGGAAGATAAAGGTTCTTTCGCAATCATTTTTTTTTTCTCTTTTTTGAGAATGTTTTAATGTATTGGGAGGAGTTATGAGAACTAATATCGTTTCACAATCATTCACTTCAACAAATGCCGTTTTTAACTCCAGTGGAGCTGAAGGGGACATCACCGGGCATGTTGATAAGGTGGTCTTTAAATCGTCTAGCTGGGCTAATGGAAGTGTTGTCATAAGTGATGTGGATAATCAAGCTTTCACTTTCACAAGCATTAGTGGCACTTTAGCAACTGTTTTTTATCCTAGAACTTTCGCGCATCATGGCGTGAACGTTTTGAGTGGTGCGAATTTCAGTCATGTGATTAAGCCTTTAATGAATGGGCCTTTAATGTTTAGTGGTATCGGTCTTGGTAGCGTGACTGCGGGTACTGTTGGAAGAATAGATGTGTATTTTGAGTGAGTAATGGCGAGCTTTAATGTTGGAAGTATTGCGGATATGGCTTATAACCGTATTGATAGCGTGCCTAGTGCGGTTAGTGGTACGGTCATGAAGCAGTTCGCGGAGGTTAACGTTTACCGTTTGGAATCATGGACTGGGAACAGTATTGGCACGACTAGTATTGGTCAGACGTACTTGCCGTTCTTGGTGAGTATGACTGTTGCTGAGACTTTGGCCAGAATGCATGGTGTTGGCGCGGATTTTAACTGGAGTCTGGGAGAGTTCAGCGTGAGTAAGGGTAAGAGTGCGGGTCCTGAGACTTTGCAGGTAGAGCTTGCTTTAGAAACTGCGAAGAATGATTTGTTAATGCTTCCTAGAAAGAGGGTTTTCGGGAAGAGTTTTGGTTGACTTCCTTCTGTGAGAGGGATTTCATGCCGAGCGAGGCGATGAATTGGTAGGTATTGATCCTGCGGGTCTGAGAGAGGATTTCGTTAATTCTGTAGAGAGTGCTGGTACTGGTTTCGTCATTACTAACTGGAGTGGTGGTGGCTTGCTTTATTCTGGGACGAGTTATGATGAGGAATACCCAATAACTGCTAGTGGCACGGGAGTGAGTGGTGTTGGTTTTTTCTTGCCATTAAGTGACAGGTATTCTAGTGAGGACGCTCAGTACGTTAAGGAGGGGCGCTTGTGGAGAGGGGATATTAAGATGTTCTTGGCGGGGAGCGTGAGTATTGACACGAATAGTACTGTTAAGATTAATAATGGTAGCGTGTATGACGTTCTTTCCATGGGGGTCATTCCTTATTTCGTGAGTGGCACGACTGTTTTCAAGAAGGTTTTTTTGAGAAGCCAGAATTTAGGGTATGGTGCCGTATGACTTTCTCTATAGATGTTAGGGGGATTCCTGAAGTTCAGAGAGCGCTTAAGGAAAAGAGTGCGGCCGCGCTCAAGGGAGTGAGCAGGGGTGTTAGTAAGGCCACGTTATTTGTTGAGGGGGAAGTCAAGTTGAGTATTGCTGGGAGGAAGGCGGAGACTCGCAGTTTTGATACTGGGCGCTTCATGAATAGTGTTCACTCTAGTATTAGTGACTTGCAGGGGGAGGTTAGTAGTAATGTCGAGTACGCCGAGTTTTTAGAGTACGGAACGAGTCGTATCAGTCCTAGACGGCATTTCAGGAATACTAAGGAAAGAAGTGCTGATGAGGTCCGGAAGATAATTGCTGTGGCAGTTCGTGAGGCGTTATGACTAACTGGACTGGGAACATAACTACTGCACAAACTTTTGCTGATGGAGACTATATCGTTGGTAACGTGAACATCCTGAGTGGGGGTGTTGTAACTGTCAATCCTGGGGCGACAATCAGTTTTGCTGGAAACTACTTTGTTGCTGTTTATAGTGGAGTACTTGTTTCTGCTGGAGCTTTAGGAAGCAGGATCACGTGGCGGGCGAGCGGGCCAGAAGCGACAGTTTTCGGTTGGAGCTCGATCCTTTTCAACACGTACACGACAGGTAACAAGTTCGAGTTCTGTAACTTGATGAATAGTAGTGGTGCCACTGCAGCATTACGTCTTGCCATGCGTACTGGTGGGGAGATTGGAAGCATTAATAAGAACAGATTCCTTTTTAACAACAGAAACGCGATAGACGTTGCCGAAACGAACGATGTAGACATAACGATTTCTGACTGTTATTTCGGAAGTGTCAACAGTGAGGGCACTAACTTGATACGGGTAACGCAAGGGGTGAGTGGGCATCCGATAAACATTCAAGGTTGCGTATTTGATACTAACGCGTTAACTCCTGTAATGGGTAGCTTAACTCACCCCTATGGGGTGATAAATGTCAGAAGGAATCTTTTCACTGGGGGTGGTAGAAGGGCGGCAACATTCAGTAGCAATTCTGGCACTGCAAACATAGTTAATAACTGGTTTGAGTCTTTTAATTCGACAACGGCATCGGATACTGTTATCGTGACTTGTGCAAGCACTGATGTCACGGTGGTGGTGAGTGGGAACGTCTTCGGTGGTGACAATGGTAGAGTCTCTGCTAAGCACGTTTTTCAGAATGCTGTTGTGGGGGCGAAAATCACTTCGTCTTATAATGATTATGTCGGGACGAAATTTAGCGCTCTGCCAACGGGTAGTCCGGCTTTTGTCATAATTGACACTGACAACGGCTCGTCATCTGATAATGATTACTTTGCGGGAAACAACGGAGCTGCATTAGGTAACGTGGACACTTCAGAATCAACGTCATCAACAGAGACAATACCACAATATGTAGGCTTGACTCTTGCCAGAACCAATGCGTTATCATCACCGAACTTTCCTAACACTATTGATACCATATCCGCGACTCCTTCAAGTAGTGGTTGCGTTATTACTTGGAATAGTAACAGGCCACAGACTAGTGAAGTTTACCTTAGTGAAGCGACGGGAATAAGCACGGACACTCCATCAACATACGGAATGAGTTATTTGAGAGATGATGACTGGGCTGACATGTACGGTAGAGGAAGTTATAAAGATAAGGTTGGGGGAATGATTGGGACCGCGCATGCCGTCACGCTTGATGGCTTGAAGCAAAGCACGCTGTACTATTACGTTTTAAGAGGTGTTGATCCTGGGAATAATTCAGTGGCTTCCTCTCAAGCCAGTTTTACTACTACAGGGGTTCTTCCAGTGATAAGTGATATTACTTTAAGCTCGACAAGTATCAAGAGTACTGGTACAGTGACTATTACGGCATCAATAACTAACACTCCTTCAGAGGCGGCTGTGGAAGTTAATGGTGAAAGTTTCGCGATGACGAACACTACAGGATCAACGTATAGTGTCACGATTAGCGGGCACAGTATAGGAATAGTGAGTGCTGAGACGGTTACCGTGTTTGCCACGAACAGTTCTGGAGGAAGGCAGGATGATGCCGCAAGTACTTTAACAGTTACTAAGCCTACTGTTGATCCAGCGACCATGACTCATGACTTCACGGTCTGGATTCGTGACGCGTTAATCAATAACATTACTGATCCAGTTAGTGCCAGTCGCAACGCTAATAGTAAGTTCGTGTGTACTAGCTTTCCTCAACGCTTGGCCGAGTTTCCTTTGATCGTGGTTGGAGTCACTAGTATGAGGCATACCCGTCTCGGTTTAAGAAGTGAAGAGACTTTAGCGAGTGTTAATTTCGAGGTCAGGATATTTAGCAAGAGTACTAAGCAACGGGATGTTTTATGGGATGAAGTGTATAACTTTTTGAGAACTTACCAGTTCGGTAGTGGTGAGAGCGTGAGTGCTGAATTGTTTGATTTCATGCTGGTTAACTGTACTAATATTGATGAAGATGGGAAGGGAGGAATACACCAGAAGGTGGCAGAGCTTAGCTACAAGATCGTGATGCAGTAATTGGAGGAGGTATGCTTTTATGGTTTTAGTAAGGTATGATGGTTATGAAAAGGCTAAAGTTTGGGAGCTTAACATGTGTTTTGAGAGTGGGGGGACTTACGAGCTTACTGAGGAGCTTGCTAAAGAGCTTCTTGATAAGTATCAAGGTTTCACGCTTACGGAGAAGGTTATGAAAAAGAATAAAAAAGAATTGAGAGGTGATTAAGATCGGTTACAAATTTGTCGGGGATCAGAATAAGTTGGTTGGCTTTAATGCCAGCGGGACAACGATAACTAATAGTGGTGCTTGGTGGCCTGGAATCGTCACAAGTCACAGTATTGATGAGAATGAGAACGTGACTCCTGTAAGGTATGCGGGGGCGGCGAGTCGTAACGTGCAGTTGTTCACGGAGCTGGCACAGACTTTTGACGGAACTATTTCTTATAATCCTCAGGACTTCAGGATTTTAAAGTTCGTTTTGGGTAGTTGTGTTGATGCAGGATCGCCAAGCCCGTACACTCACGCTTTTGTGGAGACGAATAATGACGGTGCGGTTCTCGAGCACCCTAATACTAGCTTGCCAGCTTTTGGTTTGGAGGATAGTAAGAGTGTTCTTGTCGCGGGTAGTGGCTTGAATTTCGTGAGAACGCTAAATGGCTGTTTCGTTAAGGATTTTAGCTTGTCACTTGAGGAAGGGGGTCTCGCGAGCTGTAGTGTTAGTTACGTGGCAAGGCAACTGTCTTTCTCTAGTGGTGCGACGACAAGCGTGACCGCGGATACTGGGAGGCCTTTCAGGTTTAGTGATTTCGCAGTGCACATTCCTTCAGGGACTACATTTAGTAATTTCAAGACATTGACTGTTGACGTGAATAATAATTTGGATGTTCCAAACTATCTTGATGGCGCGAGAACTGTTGGAGATCCAATTCCTGGAAATAGAGATTACAGTATCTCTTTATCTAGTAATGCGGATAGTGCGGATGCGAAAACTTTCTATGACCAGTACTTTATTGGAGGGAGCACTTTTAACATGATGCTTTTAGGAACGTTAAGTACTGGAAGTAGGGTTTTAAGGTGGACTTTTAGTGGTTGTAGACTTAGTGACATGACTGCTCCTACCGAGCTCGGGGGAGTTCAAGCTTTTGACTTGACGATCACTCCTCAAATAAGTGACGCTCTTGAGGACAGTAGCACGTTCAAGTATAACGGGTGGTGATTCATGAAAGTTAAGCTAATAGACGTGGCGGGCAAGACAGTAACTGTTAAGCAAGTTAGCGCGATGAATTATTTCAAGGTATTGATTAATGGCGATCCTGAAAAGGTCATTCGTGCCTGCCTAAGTGAGGAGGATCAGGCATACCTTGATGAGTTGGCCATGGATGATTCTCTTCCTGAAAAGATGAGTGAAGTTATTAAGGCAGTCATCGAGCTTAACCCTTTTCTTTTCAAAGACAACAAAAAAAAAGAAGTGAGTGGAGAATCAAGTACTGGTGTGCTAGAGAGTTCGGATGGAAACCCTCAGAAGTAGATGAGATGCCTTATGATGACGTACACGGGTTATTACAGGAATGGAATGATGACCAAAAGCGTAAGGAAAGAGAGTATGAACGAGTTAAGAGGAAGAGGTAGATGGCAGGATTATTAAGTAGCTTTCTCGGAGGAGCGGCTGGTGGTGCGAGTGTTAGTATAGTTATTAAAGCTGTTGACGAGTTTAGTAAGACATTCAATAAAGCAGAAAAAAGCGTTAAGGGAATGGGTAAGGAAGTTTCTGGGTTGAGACTAGGTTCTATTGCCATGGCAGGAATAGTAGTTGGAGGTCTCGCAGCGATCACGAAGGCAAGTGTTGAAGCAGCTATGCAAATGAAGCCGATAAGAGATGGTTTTGAGCGCATGGCCGATCCTAAACTTTTGTTTCGCTTAAAAGAGAGTACTAAAGGACTGGCGAGCGAGTTTGATCTCATGAGTAGTGCTAATAAGGCTATGCTTATGGGTATTGATCAAGGGGGACTTCCTGAAATGTTTAGGCAGTCAATCATTGTTGGTCAGGTTGCTGGGAAAAGTGTTACTGAAAGTATAGAGTTGATAACTGAGGGTGTTGGCCGTCAAAGTAATGTAATGCTTCGCCAGTTAGGAATAATTGTTGACTCGAGTAAAGCATATGAAGATTATAAAGTAAAGATTGGAGCGACAGGTAGAGAGCTTACTGAATTAGAGAAGAAGACCGCTTTCCAGATCGCGGTTCAGGACCAGCTTGGAGAGAGTGCTAAACGGGTCGGTAATGATATAGAGATAGGTTTTAATGAGAAGGTCGATAGATTAAAGACCAAGCTTCATGACTTGAAGGTTGATATTGGTGAGGGAGTAATCCCGATTTTCGAGTCTTTAATTGATGTTTTGAATAGTGTAGGGTCATCAACTAAAGAGGTTACTGAACAGTTAGCAACTGTGGCAAAAGAGTCTATAGGATCAGGAATTCTTAATGACTTGAAGGCGCTTGTTGACATACCTAGAGTTTTAAGTGGGAAAGAAGCAGTTTTTGGTAAGAAAAGAGAGGCTAGCGCGGAAGGAGTTGATGCCTTAACTAAAGCGTATAAAGTGAATGCTGAAGGGACTTTTTTAAGTACTCAGTCTTCTCTTGACTGGGATGATGCCATAGGCAAAGTTACTGGAACTCAGAACTTTCAGATAGAAAGCTTATTTAAGCTTAGTGAGGGGTACATTAAGAATCGAGCCGAGCTAGAAAGGCTTGATACTAGCACGGTTAGTGGTGCTAAGCGATTTCTCGAGCTGCAAAAGAGCATGCAGGTTGCCGAGGATAAGGTTAAAAGTATGGGGGAGAATGTCCCAATGCTTTTTGAGAAGATGATCGCGTCAAGCTTGACCAAACTACAAGCGGCAGTTGCGAATCCTCTAGATAAAAAGTATGCCGCTCTAGAGCGTGCAAAGTCGGGCACGGGTAACATGTCTAGACTGCTAGAGTCTGATATAAGAAGAGATATTAAGAAGTCTGGTGGTGATCCAGGACCTAAGAAAGTGAGAGATGCCGTATTGAGGCCTGATGGTAGCATGATTGAGACTGACCCGAGAGATACCTTGGTTGCTTTAAGAGATCCTGCCAGGAGCATGGGGGGCATGGGTGCGAGTATAGTTATTTATGCTAATGATGCTATGGATGTGGCGGACAAAGTAAGTAAGGTATTGACTAGGCAGTTTAAGGGTTTGGTGAGTTATGGCTAACTATTTTAAGATCACGATTGGTGGTACTGAGTACACGGAGAGCGTGCGTTGTCTGGTTCGTAAGAACATTAATACTAGACCTAGCATGGCCACGATTAGTTTCAAGAATAAAGCGGGTGATAAAAAGACGGATTTCGGCATTGGTGAGGAGATAATAGTGTATTATGACACGGTCACTCCTCTTGTTAACAGGATTTTCGTGGGTCGTGTTGAAGACGTGAGTTTCAGTGGTGAGTCAAACAGTGAGGAGATTGAAGTGTATGGTAGGGATTACTCTAGTTTCTTGATGGACGTTCACGCTTTAGAGAATTATACCTCTCAGGAGATCAGCACTATAATTACTGACTTGCTGGACAAGTACGCTCCAGGATTGACGTACACTAATGTTCAAGTGACCAGTAAGACCTTGCCTTTTATCAGTTTTAAAAGAAGGCCTGTTTGGGAGTGTATTAAAGAGCTTGCAGGAATTGTGGAGCATGACTTCTGGGTTGATGAAGATAAAGACTTGCATTTCGCTCCTTCTGGAAGCGTGAGTAGTGGTTTCGTGGCAAACAACACTAATATAGTGAGGTCTAGTATTAGCTTGAACAATAATGACATGTTTAACAAGATTTGGGTTTATGGTGATAAGTACTTGAGTGGGTGGATTGACACTTTTACGGCTGATGGTGCGGGAAGCTCTTATACCTTAAGTTATAAGCCTCATAATTGTGAGGTTAAGAATGCGGGAACAATACAGAGAGGTGCGATTTTCGAGATGACTACCGCGATCCCTGTTAGTACGGATTACTTTGTTGATTATGATGAGCAAAAAATTATTTTCGTTAGCGGGCCGACTAGTGGTAACGCGGTTAGTGTCGCTTATGATCGTGGCAGGCCTATTATCAAGATGAGTGAGGATGGTGCTAGCCAGTCAAGTTATGGTGTTCGTGAGAAGGTTATTGAGAATAAGGAGATTAAGGATCCTCAACAAGCGGTTAACTTGGCTAAGGCAGAGCTGGCGGTGAATAAGGATCCTAAACGGCAGGGGAATATCGTTTTGAATACCACTCAGAGTTTTAGTAACGGGAATACTATTGTTGTGGACTTGCCTTGGGAGAACGTTAATAGCGAGACTTTCTTGATTCAAGAAGCAATTTATAACTTGACTACTGATAGCTTGCAGAAGGGTGAGGTTGTCACTTTGAGGATTGGCGAGCACCATACTGCTTTGATGGATAACTTGAGGCAGGTAGTGGTTGACATTAAGCGTTTACAAGCTTACGATATTGATACTGATGACGTTTTCACCCGGCTGGTTAATGCTGTGGGAAGTGTAGGGGTAAAGTCTCAATGGTACGTGAGGTCTAGGGGTATAGGAAGCAGTTACAGGCTTGATGATGACATTTATGGATTGATTGAGGACGCTTCGGGCTCGGAGTTCTTGGGGGTTTTAGGTGACGATACTGACTTGAGCTATTCTGTCTTGGTGAGTGGTGGAACATGGTAATTAATTTACATATTGAAAATAATTGGGTGACTGTATGGGTGTGAACACTTACTGTAAAGAAGTAATGGCTGCTAATTTTGGAGGTAGTGGAATTACAGGTCCTGGATTCATTGGTTTGGGTAGTGGTAGTGGAACTTTCTTGGTTAGCCAAACAGGGCTTGTTGCCGAGATCAGCAGTAGAGGAGGGGTTTCTAAGGACTTGAGTACTTCACAGCAAGCGATTTACACTGTGGACTTCACAAGCACTGTATTGAGTGGCTTGTCTGTTCAAGAGTTTGCCTCTTTCGCGGCGAGCACGGGTGGTAAGAGTTTTAATCGTGAGCCTTTATCTGCACCTATCGTTTTTGATGGGAGTAGTGAGGTTCAGATAGAGTTGAGGTTTGTAACTTTTTAATGGATAAGTATGACTTGATGGCGGAACAGTTTTTAAGGGTGGTTCTTGATGTTACCAGCGGACATCCAGATAAGGTAAAGATCAAAAGGTTTTTAAAGAAAATTTTTCAAACGAATGAGGGAGTGATTTAGTATGACGTATCCTTTTTTGGCAAGTGGGGACAAGTTAAGAGCGGGGGACATGACTCAGCAATGGCAGAGCGGTCCCGCACAATTGTTTTTTAATCCTAAAGGGGTGATTTGGGGTTATGAAGTTAGTCAAGCATTAACGACTCTTGGCAGTCCTTACACTGTTGACTTTAGTGGTTGTGGAAGTCCAAGCATCGGGAGTGCAGTGTATTACTTGAATGTGGGTAGCTCAAGCAGCGAGATAACAAGTCCTTACCCTCCAGGAAGCATAGTTAACGAGTTAACAAGTTCGCAGTATGGTAGTTTATGGGTTGATGACAGCACTAAAATAACGGGGAGTAATAGCGCGGCTGCCGCTCCTGTTAATGGTGCGGTGATGTTCATGCATGAGCATTACTTGCCTACTGGTACGAGTTGGGCGTGGTTTTACATGACTGGAAAGGTTTTAGATAGGGGGGGTGCGGCGGATTCCAGTGCGAGGTGTGAGATTGACGTGTGGGATTTCACGAGCGGTGCATGGCTACAAGCAGCCTCGACGAGTAATGATGCGAACTCGTTTAGCATAAGTGGAATTGCTAGAGGTGCGAGATACATTAGTGGGGGTCTTGCAAGGTGGTGTGTTTTATTCCAGAATGAAGTTCAGGCCAGTGGAGTGCTTTTTGATCATAACTATTCTAAGGTTATTGCTGGAAGTAGTCTTGATGCCGACCAGTTCGTGATTAATAGTGGTGCGTGTATTGCTAATGGTAGATTTTATGAAACTACGGGCACGACCACGTTTAGTATAGGTAGTCCTAGTGGTACTGGTGGTCAAGCGTACTGGTGGCATAGCATGGCGGTAACGAGCGGTGCTAGCGTGATCGATATTGGTAGCGTGACTCTTGGAAGCAAGTACGCAGAAAGTGAGGAGGGGTGTTATTACAAGATGGATTTCAGTGGAGCAAGCAATCCTAGCACGGCCACTGGAACTTTATGGTTTCACAACAGCGCGGCGAACCCAGTGACTACTGGTGCGAGCATGACTGAGTTCACTAATGGGGGTTACGGTAGCTGTTGGGCACAGGGAGCTCCTGAAGTGAACATTACTGGTGCCAGCCCGAACTATATTCAGGTTAGGGGTAAGTTTAATGTTGACGTGGCAGGAAGCGTGATAGAAGATATAATAGTTTACCTGCCAAACACTACTGGTCAATCAACTATTAGAGGTTACGTGTTTAATTACCGTCTTGGTAAGTGGGAGAGAAACGATCTGCAAGGTGGGGTTCGTTGTAGTAACTGGAGAGACTACGTTAGTGGTGTAGCGGGAGTGGATGGTAGTGGTGGGGAGCTTTACTTTCTTCTAGTCAGCACTAGTGGGCAAACTATAGACGTGGACTATCCTCACTTGCGAGTTTCTAGGAAGTGTAAGGAAGAAGCATATCATGAGGTCAAAATACTTGACGTGTTATCGCTTAATGACTCGGTTGTTTTATCAAGTCAGGTTTTTGATCAACGAAGTTACGCAACTGAGGACTTGTGGAGAAAGAATGGAATGTTCAAAAGGTATGAGTGCGCAACTAGCAGTAATGCCGTGGCGACCAGTGGGACTAGTCCAAACTTTTACGTAGACTTCAATAATTATTCTTCAGACACTGCCGCGAGGCGTACAGGTTTCATAACTCAAGCGGGAGTAAACTTTGTTGGGGACTTAAATCTCTCCAATATTGAGCCGTTCTTGTACGCGAGTTACAGTGGTGTGGCACCGATGGTTGGTGGATCGATAATAAATAACATGCATGCCGCGAATGCCGCGGCAGGGGATGTAGCCATGGCAGGAGTGGATATTAAAACGCCTTTCGTTGGCGGTTTCAGAACTTACGCAGTACACATAAGTACGTCTGCGAAAATTGCGGGAACTTTCATTGAGATGTTAATACCTAGTGGCGCCACAACAAGTTATGCAAACAAGGCTTAGGAGGAATGAAGCATGGTTAAAAAAAACAGTTATGACTGGAAAAAAACATTAGTGAAAGGTGGTAAGAGTTTGGTAATCATTTTGGTTGCGGGAAGCTTAAGCGTGTACGGTGAAAACCCTGCGTTTTTGGCTTTCGTGCCTTTAATGGAGATGTTGTTGAACTGGCTTAAGCACAGAAGTGAATAGTTTTAAATAGTTTTAAAACAGTAAAAAGGGCGTTTGTAGTTTTAGATAAAAGAAGAGGTGGATGATGAAACTGACTGAGGTTTTCAGTAAATGGTTTCTGTACCTTTCAGGCTCTAGTGACAAGTTACGCTTTCTTTCTTCACAAAACAATTTATTGAGTGATGAGAATCTTGTTCTTAATAATAGCTTGAACTTGTTACGTTTGGAACTTTCAAGTGTTGAAGGGGAGTTAGAACAGGCTAAACTCATGGTGCCTAAAAAAGTTGATGTTATGGACGTGCTTTACTGGAATGGTAAGTGGAGTTTAAACCAAGTGTTTTACGCCGCTCCTAAACGGCAAGACATAAGAAAATACCTGGCATACAAGAAAATACCTGAAATAGAAAAAGTTGCCTTAGAAGTGGTTAGAAGCACTCCAGAACAGACGGTGTTGGCAGTGATGCACTGGCTTAAAGACAAGTTTGACAAAAAGGAGTTTAAGTACTTGCTTGACAAAAGTGAGAAGTGGAACAGTCCTGAAGAAACACTTAACGAAAAGATTGGGGATTGTGATGATTACAGCATTCTTGAATACTTCATTATTCGTCAAGCATTCATGGATGAAGGCTGGTGGGAAAGTCACAAACACCGTTTAAAATGCGTATGTGGAAACATCAACAATAAAGGTGTACCAACGTATAAAGAAGGGCATTTCTACTTGTTATGGCTAGGCAACGAGCTTGAATGGTTTGGGGTTGAGGGGACGTTTTGGCTTGAAGACGCAATTTCTGATTTCGGGATTCTGCCTCACAAGTACAACAGCACTTACGGAACTATTTGGTGGACTTTTAATGAAGACTGGACGTGGAGTCAAAACAGCACAGATTTTAGCAGGAAAGAATGGAGGAAGCAATGAGAAACAGTCATGAACACACACTAAACCAGCTTTTACGACACCCCCACCTTATAGGCATCAATAATGTCGTGTGGAGTGCTAAAGAGCCATTATGTAATTATTCTAAAGGAAGTGTCGAGCCAGACCTGTTATACCACGTCAAGAATTATGCACACCCGTTTTTCGTCATAGAATACAAAAACAGTAATAAAAGAGAAAGTAAAGCTTTAGAGCAATTATTAAGAGCTGAAGAGTTCATCCAAGAAGTTTTTAACGCTCAATGTTACAAATTGTTCGTGATACCTGAAAGTAAAAGAGTGAAGCGTTCATACAGTACAATTTATCGTGTGATAAACATGGGCGAGTCTCCCTTGACCTTGACTGAAGAATGCCACAAGTACTGGAGTGATGATTTCTAATGACTCTTGAAGACCAAATAAAAAAGCTTAATCCTGAACAGTTAAAAGCAATAATGAAAGCAATCGACACACCTATAAGTACTGGAGTGCACAGTTATCATGATAAAAGATTCAAGAAGAAACATTTGAGAATAGGAGTTATAGGAGACACGCACATTGGAAGCAAGTATTTTGACCAGAAAGCTTTAGAAATATTTGTTGGTGTTTGCGAAAAAGAAAACGTTGATTTTTACATACAAACAGGAGACATAACTGATGGAATGTACAATAACCGTCCAGGACACATTTATGAACTGACACATTTAGGTTATGACGCACAACTTAAAGCAGTGACTAAAAGCTTTCCTAACACTGGAAAAAAGACTTTTTTCATTACTGGAAATCATGATGAAACCCACATAAAGAACGCTGGTGCCGATATTGGTTTTGCAATAGAAAAAGCGAGACCTGACATGATCTATCTTGGTCCTAGAGAAGCAGACTTGTTCTTAGGTGAAAAAGAGAAAACAAGACTTAAACTATTCCATCCAGGTGGGGGCACGTGTTTTGATGACCAAACAGAGATTTTGACTGAAAATGGCTGGAGATTATTTAAGGACTTACAGGCACAAGATAAAGTCGCCACTTTAAATGTTAAGGAGAACTGTTTTGAATGGCAAGAGCCTACAAAGTACACAGATGAATTGTTTGATGGGGAGTTATTGCATTTTACTGCCAGGACATTTGATTTATTAG